TTAAGGCAATGAAAATCTTAATAAAGATGTACATTGAAAAAGGAATGACAGAAAAAGAAGCAATAGAATACTCTATCAGTTTATTTGAAGATGGTACAATAGCGCAAATCAAAATGCTTAGTCCAGAAGGTGAAATCAAATGAAAGTAAATTTTATTAGAAAACCCACTCCAGAAGAAATGCTTCCAACTGATGACTTTGTTATTATGAAGGAAGTGATAGTAGATGAAGAAGCTTTTACAAATTTTATAAAAGCACCACTTGATGATCATGCCTTTATTGATGAAAACAGCGATTTAATGTATTACGACTTTAAGCGCAACATGACTCAATGCATATTGCTGAAATGTGAAGAGAAAGATTATGGATTTTTGATCAATTCAGAAGGATCTAGTTATGGAAGATATGTGGCCTATATTCCATTAGTACTTATTTCTAAGGAATTATACTTTGATCATAAAGGGGAAACTAATGAATGAAGTTATTAAAGAGCAAATATTAGCTATTCGTGATACAGGCTTAACTAACATGTTCGATACAAAGATGGTACAAAAAATTGCTTATGATATGGGATTTTATGAACTAGTCAATTATATTGAAGAAAACAAGTCACAATATGGCCATTTCATTCTAACTGGAGAAGAAAAATAACAAGAAAAGAAGTCGCTTCAATGCGGCTTTTATTTATATGAAGTTGGAGGCAAAGATGAAGTGAGAAAACTGAAAAAATATGTCTCTACAAAGTTCAAAGCAAAAGACTCAGTCTATTGCAAAGAAGCAGCTGATTTTGCAGTAAACTTCATTGAATGTCTTAGCCATACAAAAGGAAAGTGGGCTGGAAAAAAATTTGAATTAATTGACTGGCAAGAGCAAATAATACGAGATGTGTTTGGAATATTGAAGCCAAGTGGATATAGGCAATTTAATACAGCTTACATAGAAATACCAAAGAAACAAGGAAAGAGCGAACTTGCTGCTGCAGTTGCTCTTTTACTTTGTTGTGGTGATGGAGAAGAAAGAGCAGAAGTTTATGGATGTGCAGCAGATCGACAGCAAGCAAGTATTGTATTTGAAGTTGCAGCAGATATGGTGAAGATGTGTCCTGCTCTTAACAAAAGAGTAAAGATACTAACAGCAGCTAAAAGAATCATTTATCTACCAACAAATAGCTTTTATCAGGTTTTATCAGCTGAAGCATACTCAAAACATGGGTTTAACATTCATGGTGTAGTATTTGATGAACTTCATACGCAACCAAACAGAAAGTTATATGATGTTATGACAAAGGGGTCTGGTGATGCTAGAACTCAACCACTATATTTCTTAATCACTACAGCAGGTAATGATACAAAGAGCATATGCTATGAAACACATCAAAAAGCAAAAGACATAATTGAAGGAAGAAAACATGATGCAACATTTTATCCAGTAATTTATGGTGCAGATGAGAATGATGATTGGACCGATCCTAAGATTTGGAAAAAAGCAAATCCATCGCTTGGAATCACCGTCGATTTAGAAAAAGTGAAAGCTGCATGTAATTCAGCAAAGCAAAACCCTGCAGAAGAGAATTCATTTAGACAATTAAGATTAAATCAGTGGGTCAAACAAGCAGTTCGTTGGATGCCGATGGATAAATGGGATAAGTGTGCATTTCCTGTCAATCCTGATGATTTAAAAGGGCGAGTTTGCTATGGTGGACTGGATCTTTCTTCAACATCAGATATAACAGCTTTCGTTTTGGTGTTTCCACCAATAGAAAATGATGATAAATATTACGTATTACCTTTTTTTTGGTTGCCTGAAGAAAACATAGATCTAAGGGTAAAAAGAGATAATGTATTATATGATGTTTGGGAAAGACAAGGGTATCTTTATACCACAGAAGGTAATGTTGTTCACTATGGATTTATTGAAAAGTTTATAGAAGAACAAGGAAAGATATATAATATCCGTGAAATTGCATTCGATAGGTGGGGTGCGGTTCAAATGACACAAAATCTTGAAGCCATAGGGTTCATAGTAGTTCCCTTTGGTCAGGGTTTTAGAGATATGAGTCCACCAACAAAAGAACTAATGAAGTTAACATTGGAACAAAAAATCGCGCATGGAGCTCAACCAGTTTTAAGATGGATGATGGATAACATCTACATTAGAACTGATCCTGCTGGAAATATAAAGCCGGATAAAGAAAAATCAACAGAAAAAATTGATGGTGCTGTTGCTACGATTATGGCGCTTGATAGAGCTTTAAGAAACAATAAGCAAGAACAAAGTATCTACAACAATCGTGGAATACTAGTGTTATAGGAGGATTCATGGGAATTTTTAATAAAAGAAGAGATGGTCCAAAAGAAAAACGAGCAAGTCCATCAAGAGAGATGCAAGACTTTATTAGAGGTGTAGACATCGATTTTGTTGGTAATAGCAATAGTGGAATTATGGTTGATGAAATTAGAGCAATGCAAACATCAGCAGTCTATGCTTGTGTAAAAATACTGGCAGAGACTATTGCATCACTTCCACTTCATTTATTTAGAAAAGGAAAAAAAGGTAAAAACGAACTTGCGGAAGAACATCCGCTTTTTTCATGCCTTTATGAAATCCCTAATGATGAAATGACTAGTTTTGAATTCAGAGAAACCATGATGACATCTCTATTACTTTATGGAAATGCGTATGCGAGAATAATCCGAAAGCAAGGTCATGTAACTGAACTTTGGTATTTAAAACCACAGTACATGAATGTTGAAAGAGACTTAACATCAGGAAAAATCAAGTATACCTATTCTGATGACATCACAAACAAGACTTACACATATAAAACAAATCAAATCTTTCATATAAAAGGGTTATCTCTTGATGGAGTGAAAGGACTTAGCCCTATTGCACAAGCAAGAGAAGCAGTCGGATTATCTTTAGCCACAGAAGAATATGGTGCTAAGTTTTTTGGAAATGGAGCAAGACCAGGTGGTGTATTAGAGCATCCAGGAATTGTAAAAGACCCAGAAAGGCTAAGAGATAGTTGGAATCAAGTCTATCAAGGTAGTAAGAATAGTCACAAAGTTGCCGTTTTAGAAGAAGGTATGAAGTATCACACGATTGGCATTGCTCCTGAGGATGCACAGTTTCTAGAAACCAGAAAGTATCAAGTGAATGAAATATGTAGAATCTTTCGTGTTCCACCTCATTTAGTAGGGGATTTAGAAAGAGCAACGTTTTCAAATATTGAACATCAGTCAATTGAGTTTGTACAGCATACGATAAGGCCCTGGATAGTTAGATGGGAACAAGAAATCGCTCGTGCTCTTTTAAGTGATGAAGAAAGAACAATATACTTTGCTAGATTCAATGTTGATGGATTACTTAGAGGTGACTATAAATCACGAATGGAAGGTTATTCTATTGGTCGTCAGAATGGGTGGTTATCTATAAATGATATAAGGTCATTAGAAGATATGCCACTTGTTTCATCAGAAAATGGTGGAGATGATTATTTAGTAAATGGAAATATGAAATTAGCATCAAGTACAAAAGATGATGGAGGTACTAATGGAAAATGAAAAAAAGGAAATAAGAATGTTACCAATGAGAGAACTTCGTGTAGATAGTTCTGATGGTGGTAATGAGATTATTGGACATGCAGCAGTATTTGATTCATGGAGTGAAACACTAGGTGGCTTTTTCCCTTTTAAAGAAAAAGTTAGAAAAGGTGCATTTGTGAAGTCAATTATTGATGATGATATCAGGGCTCTTTTCAACCATGATCCTAATTATGTTTTAGGTAGAAACAAGGTAGGAACATTGGCACTTGAAGAAGATGATGTTGGGTTAAAAGTGAGAATATCACCTCCTGATACTAGCTGGGCTAAAGATTTAGTCACTAGTATAAAACGAGGTGATATTTCACAAATGTCTATTGGATTTCTTGTTGAAGAAGACAAGTGGTCTACTGATAGCGGATTAGACACAAGGGAACTGATAAAAGTGAAGCTTTTTGATGTTAGTATGAATACAACTGGAACACAGTTGATGAAATCATCAAGAACAAAGACACCAAGATTTACTTTAGAGGATGGGGCGAAACTTCATTAGAAGAAACCCTGGGTGCAACCAACAAAGAATACGCAAAAGCACATGAACTATGGTTAAGACTAAAAGATGCATTCAACAAAGAAGCTAAGATTTATAAAGAAGATACCTACTCAAGCAAATTAGGTTCAGTTGGTGAAATTACAAAAAGAGAAGTACTGCGTTCAAACTGGTGGGATTTCCTAGACGGAGATGCTTACGGAGATTATAGAACAATCACTAGAATCATCGAGATGTTACACGATGGAGAACAATTAGAAAGTGGAATCATCCACTTCGGAAGTTAAGGAGAAAACAATGAAACCAACAAGAATTTATGTATTAGTCGCACACGCAAAAGATGGAAGAATAATCGACTTAGGATTTTCAGAAGACATCAAAGTAGTTAGAAATGAAATAAACTCTGATTCAACATTAGAACAACTAAAAGAGTATGGAGTAACTGATGTAGAAAAGTATCAAATTAGAGATAACTACTTCCCAACTAATTACTATCCACTAGGAGTTTAACTATGGCGCTAAATTACACGATAAAAGTTATTAAAGAAAATAACACCGAGACCTATAGTGGCAAAGCAAGTTCATTTGATGATATTAGCAAAGTATTAAAAGAGATAAATGAAACACTAACAAAAGGTGACAAAGCAATAATTGAACTTACCTATATGGAAGTAAGTAAAGAACAATTTGAATATGAAACAAGAATTGGCAGAAAGCATGGTGAAGTAAGATGAGTGAAATAAAAGTATGCGATATCTGTGGTAAAAAGTTTGAAGAATTTGGCAACAACCCAGCACCGTTTAAGGGTGAGAGATGTTGCGATGAATGTAACGAAAGGTTAGTAGTTCCTTTAAGAATTTACCAAGTAACTAAAGATCCAACATATGCCCTAGTATTTGGCACAGATGGAACTGTAAGGGCAGTTAAACCTAAAGACAAATACTTCACCCTAAAAGAACTACAAGGGCTTGTAGGGGGCTTAATTGAGCTATATCCCAAAAGAATTCACGAACACTACATTGTTTGTAATGAAGAGGGATTAATACTTGATTTAGAAGTAAATAACGTATTTAGAAATTACTCTGGTATAACCCTTGTTGGCGATGTTCTTGTATGTCCAGAAAAAATATTTGAAGAACAAGAGGAAGAAGATAATGAAGATTAAATGTGTTGCAGATGCATATAATCAACTCCATGCATCATTAGGAATTGAGAAGTTAGAAGAAAGTAAAAAATGTTTGGTAAGTGAACTTGCCAAACAAGCTTCTTTTTTAGTCGTTGAACTAGATATTCTAAAAGAACAAATAGAAACATATGGTGCGATTCAAATTAACAAAAACGGCAAACAAAAACAGACAGAAGCAAGTAAACACTATAACCGAACAGTCATGACTTTTACATCTATTATGAAAAATATCCATTCGATAATGGGTAAAAGAGATGATGATTCAAACGATGAATTAGAAAGGTTTTTAAAGGAGTTATAAGGGTAGATGAGTGAAAATTATTTAATTGAGTACTATCAAGAAATTAATAAAGGAAACATTATGGTTGGAAAAGAATTAAAAGCCCAACTAGATTTTTTGATATTAGAATTAAATAATCCCAAATTCATCTTTGACCCAAAACCAGGACTTGCAAGAATAAGATTTATCGAAACATTTTGTAAACATACCAAGTCGCCTTTTAATGGTCAACCATTTATCCTTGAACTTTGGGAAAAAGCTCTTCTGCAAACTGCCTATGGCTTTAAGTATAAAAACACAGGACTTAGAAGATTTAATGAAGTGGTGTTACTTGTAGCAAGAAAAAATGGTAAAACAACATTCATTGCTGGAATAGATTTAGCAGAATTCTTTTTATCAAGTGGTGGAACAGATATTGTTTGTGCATCAAATACTAATGATCAAGCATCAATATTGTTTGAAGAAATAAACAATATGCGTGAAGGTTCCAAGACTTTAAGAAGTGAGAAATACTCAAGGAAAAATATCTTTTATATCTATTCACCTAAAACAAAGAATAAGATAAAAAAACTATCAGCTCAAAGTAGAAATAAAGATGGTTTTAATATTGAAGTTGGTTGTATCGATGAAGTGCATGAAATGACTGACTCAAAAGTATATGATGCTATCAAGCAAAGTCAGTCAACTAAACTTGAACCGCTAATCTTTATTATTACTACAGAAGGAGTTGTAACCCAAGGGTTTTTAGATAACAAATTATCTTATGTTAGAAAACTAATTAAGGGTGAGATAAACGATGAACATATTTTGCCTTGGTTATATACACAAGATTCAGTTGAAGAGATTTACCAAGATAAAAGAACATGGCAAAAATCAAATCCTAGTTTAGGAACAGTTAAGTTAGAAAGTTACTTAGAAGACATGATGAATAAATCAAAAAACGACCATGCGATGAAAGTAACGATGCTATGCAAGGATTTTAATATCAAACAAACTGATCAGGGTGCATGGCTAGAATTTAGTGATTTAAACAACCTAGATACTTATAAGATGAGTGAAGTAAAAGATTCATATGCAATAGGTGGAGTTGACTTATCAAACACAACTGACTTAACAGTCGCAATCCTTTTAATTGTTAAGGGTGGTAAAAAGTATGTTCTTAGTCAATATTTTATGCCAGCTGATGTTTTAGAAAAAAGAAAAGAAGAAGATAATGCACCTTACGATATTTGGTTATCAAAAGGATTAATTACTTTAACACCTGGTAGTCAAAATGATTTTTCACTAGTAACTAGTTGGTTTATTAAGATGATCAGAGAACATGGTATTCGCCCACTATGGATTGGTTATGACCCATGGAACTCACTTTATTGGGTAAAGGAAATGGAAGAGGCTGGCTTTACTTTAGAGAAAGTTAGACAAGGAATCTTTTCATTATCAGAACCTATGAAACAATTAGAAGCCGACCTTAAGAATAAGTTAGTTAATTATAACAATAACCCAATGATGAAATGGAATCTGGCTAATACTCAAGCAAAGGTAGATATTAACGGAAATATCCAACCATCGAAGTTAGGGAGTAAGTTTAAACGGATTGATGGAGCGGTTGCACTTATTATTGCCTATGCCGTACTAAACAGATATAAACAAGAATACGAAGGGATGATGCGATGAAAATCTTTGATATATTTAAAAGTAAAAAAACTAAAAAAGAAGTATCCCACTTTAATTTGTTTTCATCTAACATCACCTTCACAGGTGCAAACGCACAAAGGATTGAAGATAGTGATTTAGCAGAAATTTGTATTGATAGAATTGCGACACATATTTCAAAACTTAAACCAAAACATATTAAACATGATGATAGTGGCACAGTAGAAATTCTAGATGATGAAATCAACTTTAGATTAAATCATAGTCCAAATGAATATATGACAACATCGGAATTCATCTATAAAGTAATTAGTTTATTACTTCTTAACAACAACTGTTTTATCTATTTATCTTATGATAAGGAAAACAAATTAGAAGGGCTATATCCACTTAATCCAGTAAAGGTTGAAATCAAGCAGGATTTAAATGATTCATTGTTTTTGGAAATGAACTTTGGTGATGGCACAAATTACACCCTACCTTATGAATCATTAATTCACTTAAAAAGACTTTATAAAAAACATGAACTTTTTGGTGGCGATGCAGCTATATCAAATCATAAGCAACTACTAAAAAACATTCAAACTAATGAGAGTTTAATAGATGGATTAGAAAATGCCCTTCGTAGTAGTTTTCAAATTAAAGGATTATTAAAGATGAATGCGATGTTATCAGAAAAGGATAAAGATAGACAAAAAGAAATCTTTGATGAAGCCTTAAGGGTAAATAAACAAAGTGGATCAAGTATTGTGCCAATTGATTTAAAGAGTGAATATATCCCACTTTCAAGTGACCCTAAACTAATTGATATGGAAACCTTAAACTTTGTTCAAGGAAAGATTCTAAATTATTTTGGAGTAAGTGAAGCGATTCTAAATTCAAAATACGATGAAAACGAATATAACGCATTTTATGAAAACACGCTTGAACCACTAACAATCTTTTTATCCAATGCCTTTAGTAAAGCACTACTTACAAGAAGTGAACTTCTAGGTGGAGAAGAGATAATGTTTTACGGTGAAAGATTAAATTATGCATCATGGCAAAGTAAGATTACGGCCATTGAAAAATTAATGGGTTTAGGAATATTTTCAATTAATGAATCACGTGGAGTTTTAGGTTATCCACCAATTAAAGATGGTAATAAGAGAATACAAAGTCTAAATTATGTGAGTTTAGATAAGGCTGATTTATATCAAATCGGAAAGGAAAATGAAGATGAATAAAGAAATTAGATTATTAGAAATAAAAGCGGTAGATGAAAATGAAATGCTAATAGAAGGATATGCAATCAAGTTTAATGAAGAAACATTAATTGGTAGTGAAGAACATGGATTTCGTGAAGTAATCGATAAAGATGCACTTACTAATTCCATAATGAAAGATGTTCCACTTAAATATAATCATCAAGACAATTTTTTAGTTCTTGCTAGAACTAGAAATAAGTCACTGGTTTTAGAAATTGATGATGTAGGTTTAAAAATTAAAGCACAGTTAATTGATACACAATCAAATAGAGATATCTACAAAATGGTTCAAGGTGGACTCTTGGATAAGATGAGTTTTGCTTTTACAGTAAAGAGCCAGTCCTGGGATAGAACTGGTAAAGTGCCACTAAGAATTGTTAAAGAGATCGACCGTTTATATGATGTATCAATAGTTGATGTTCCTGCTTATGAAGGGACAAGTGTCTATGCTAGAAGCTTAGAGATGCTGGATAGCGAAATTAAGAAGTTGGATGACTTAAAGCGAGACCGAGATAAAGAAATCATAAGAAAAAAAATAAAAATCAAAGGAGAAATTTAATATGAATTTAAATGTTAGAAAAAAAGAAATTGAAGCACGAATTGCCGTTATTAAACGTGAATCAGAAGAAGCTGAATTAGAAGCACTAGAAGCATTAGAAGCTGAACTAGATACACTTTTAAAAGAACGCAATGTAATTGATAAGAAGTTATTACTTGCAAGTAAGTTTGTACCAAGCAATGTTAACTTTGAACAAAAGGGTGAAATTAAAGAAGAAGTCTTAGAAAGACGTGGGGTTGACTTAAAAGAAAAAAGAGCCGTTCAAGTTTCTCAAGATGAAATTCTTTTAACTGAACACGTTGATAACAAACTTAATGCTTATCCGTTTAGTGAAGTAAGTAGCCTAGTTGATAATATCAACCTAGTGAACTTAACTGGTGGTGAGACTTACAAGAAAACATTTGTTAAGGAATCAACTACTGCAGGATACACTGCAGAAGGTGAAGACTATAACGAAGTTGAACCAGAGTTTGGTTATGTAACAATTACCAAATGTAAGTTAACTGCTTATACAGAAATTACTGAAGAATTAGAAAAACTTCCAAGTATTGATTATCAAGCAGAAGTCATCAAAAACATTAAAACTAGCCTAAAGAAAAAGTTATCCCTAGAAATCTTAAAGGGTGCTGGTACAGCTAATAACTTTACTGGTTTATTTTCAGATAAAGCAGTCGCATTATCAAGTGCAGATGATTTAGAAATTAGTGAAATCACTGAAGATACACTTGATGAAATCATTTTTGCTTATGGTGGAAATGAAGATGTTGAAGGCGGTGCAGTATTAATTTTAAATAAAAATGACTTACGTGCATTTGCTGGACTTCGTACAAAAGAAGGTAGAAAGGTTCACTCAATTGACTATGTTAACCATACAATTGATGGCATTCCTTATATTATCAATTCAAATTGTGCAGCTATTTCAAATACACAAACACCAGTTGGTGCATACACCCTTGCATACGGATCACTTAAAAATTATGAAGTGGCAGTATTCTCACCAGTAGAAATTGCTAAGTCAAATGATTATAAGTTTAAACAAGGAATTATTTGCTATAAAGCATCAGTCTTTGTTGGTGGTAATGTTGTTGGTTATCAAGGCTTTGTCCGTGTTAAAAAGGCAACAGCAGTAACTGATGGTGATTAATTATGAGTGACTCTATCTTAACGAAAGTTAAAAGGAGTCTACTTATTCCTGATTCTGAGAATTACGCTGATGGGGAGATTGAGATTCTAATTGCTTCATGCAAAGAACTTATCTCCTCAACAGGAGTAAGTAGAGAAGTAATTGATGAATCAGAGATTGCCTTAACACTAATATTTATATACACCAAAACATTTTTTGGATCTAAAACAGATGGTAGCGTAAGAGAACTTCCTGGAAGTTTTTATACCATCTTAAACCAACTAGCAATTTCAAGGGGGCAGTAGTATGGCTAACATTAGAGTTAGTTTAATTAAAGTTGAAAAGAAAAAAGATAAGTACCTGGTTTTAAACGAAAAAGAAGTAATTGGAATTGAGCGTAGCTTAACTACCAATGAATTTGAAACTAGCATACAAACCAAATTAAATATCACAAGAAAAGTATTGGTGGTTTCTTTTATCTATAGTGGAGAAAAGTTTGTAAAAGCAAGTGGTAACTATTATAAGGTCGAAAGAACTTATGACCTAGGCCAATATATAGAATTATATCTTGCAAGTACACCACTCTTAGATGAGGACTTCATTCATGGATAAAGTAGCAGAAAGCATTAACACTATGGTGCAAAAATATAGCGAAGATGTTTTGAAACAGGTTGAAAAACGAATTGATGAAACTGCTGATGAAATCCTAGAGTATATTAAGAAAAACGCTCCACGTAGCGATAGTGGTACAAAGCACCTTGCTGACTCATTCGTCAAAACAAAAGTTGGAAATATCATTTATATTTCATCTAATACCAAAGGTAAACTTGTCCATATCATTGAACTAGGGTTTAGACATACTGGTGGTAAACATATCCCAGGGCGTCCATTTCTTCGCCCATCATATGATTTGTATTCACCAAAGATGCTTAAAGATATAAAGAGGATTATTGCTAATGGAACAACCTAACGACTTCATTTATGATGAGTTAAGTAAAATCAGTGAAAATGTCTTTTATGCTTTAAACACTGATGACAATACAATTAACTCTAATGAGATACCATACATTGTTTACCAAGAAATATCAAAGCACCCAGTTGTTGCCGATAATAAGGCACAAATTTATAAAGTAGAGTATCAAATCACCTTGGTAACAAAACTAGGAGAAGACCCCTTAATTCAAGCATTTGAAGACCACTTCAATGAGCTTGAAATCATACCAGTTATGATTAGCAGTTACAGAAATGATGACTATACGATTAATAGAGTTTACAAAATAGAAATAATATCCAAAGGAGGATAAACTAATGGCACAAAACAAAGTAACATTTGGACTTAAAAATGTTCACTACGCAATAGCGACACAAAATGAAAATGGAGTTTGGGAATTTGATGATTCACAAAGTCTACCATTTGCTCAAGAACTTTCAACTGAGGTTATTGGTGGATCACAATCAATTTATGCTGATGATAGTGTAATTGCGACTCTAATTCAAAACTCAGGTAGAAACATCACGCTTAAATTATCAGAAGTTAGTGATGATTTTAAGGAAAACATCTTAGGTTATAAAAAATTAGCAAACGGAAACCTAGTTGAAATCACCAATGCAGAAGTAAAAACATTTGCTCTTGGTTTTGAATTTCAAGGCGATGCTAAAGCACGTCGTGTCTGGTTTTACTTATGTTCAGTATCACCAATTAATGAAGCGACTAAAACTAAAGGTGAATCAGTTGAAGCTAACTCAATTACTTTAAACATTGTCGCAAGACCAATTGAAGTCGGTAATTATTTAGTTACTCATGTTGTCGCAAATCTAGGTGATGCAAACTACACAACATTCTTAAGTGAAAAACCAGAACTTCCTAGTTTTAATGGGTAATGGTTATGGAAAAAACATTACATATTCAAAATAAAGAACTTAAACTAAAAAGTTCGCTTTTTACCATTATTAGTTATAAAAACACTTTTGGTAGCGAACTATTTTCTGATATTGCAGTACTAGATAAATTGGCTACTAAAAAAAATGACCTAAGTCAGTTATCAACCGTAATTGATGTAATCTTTAGAATCACTTATATCTTGCATAAACCGTACACGAAAGAAAGTTATGATGAATTCTTAAACGGCTTTGACTTTAGTGTTTTATCCGATGTAAAAGATTTAGAGTTAATCTCAAATACGATTGCAGAACTTTTAGGAACTGTAAACGAAGTTGGAACTAGCGACATAAAAAAGTAGATAAAATCCCCATTACAGCATCAATTATTTTAAACCTTGCTAAATTAGGTATTCAAATAAGTGAATCAAGGTTCTTTGATATTGATACCTATGCAGAAATTATTGATTTAGAGATAAAGACTCAAAATGGGGAAAACACTAAATACGCTAGTCAAAAAGACATCGATACATTTTTACTTTAAGGAAAGGGGGTACTAGACCATGGCAGAAACGATTAAGGGATTAAATATCAAACTTGGTCTAGATACGACCGAACTTGATCACAATCTTAAAGGAATTAATAATGAACTAAAAGACCAACAAAAAGATTTAAAGGCAATTAATAATGCCCTTAAGTATGATTCTAGTAATGTGAATCTCTGGAAAGATAAACAGGATAAACTTAACGGTATTTTAGAAACCACTAAAAAGAAGTTAGAAAATCAAAACAAAAAGTTAGAAGAAGCGAAAGAAGCTCTTAAGATTGGAGCAATCTCTGAAGCTGAGTTTAATGCATTAAAAAGAAGTATTCAATATACAGAAGCAGACCTTAATAAACTAAATAACGAACTAGATAAAACGACTAAGAAGATAAAATCTCTTAGTTCTATTGATTTAGAGAAGTTAAAAAAAGTTGGAACTAATTTAACGAAATATGTAACTGCGCCTATTATGGGAGCAGTTACTGCCCTTACGGCCTTAAGCGTGAAAAGTGCTAACACTGCTGATGAGATTGCTGATAATGCATCTAAAGTTTATTTATCAGTTGAGGCTTACCAAAAATGGACTTATGCAGCCAAGATACTAGCCGTTGAAGAAGGCACCTTAAGAAATTCCTTTGTAAAACTTAATGCGATGCTAGGAGATATTGCGACAGGTAATGGCGAAAAGTATGAAGCAGCACTTAATAAGATTGGACTATCAACTAAAGACTTAGTTGGTCTTAATCCAGATGAAGCATTCACTAAAATAAGAAATTCATTATCAAAACTAAAAGATGAAACATTAAGAAGTGCAACTGCTAGTGAAATATTTGGCGATAAGATTGGCTCTGAAATGGCACAACTTTTAGGAGCGACATCTAAAGAAATTGATTCTTTAAAAAAGGAAGCCGAAGAATTAGGAATTGTTACAACTGAACAAGCAGAAATTGCTGGTGCTTTTAATGATTCGATGGATAAGTTAAAACTATCTTTGAGTAATTTATCCGTGATGTTTGCAACTACTCTTTTACCAGTAATGAATAAGATAGTTGATGCTTTACAAAAGAAAATGATACCAGCAATTAGAAATCTAATTACTTGGTGGAGTGATTTATCAAGTGGTATTAAAAAAGGAGTTGCAATTGCAGGTGGAGTTTTAGCAGCACTTGGACCTGTAATACTCACACTACTTAAGCTGCATGGAATCTTTGGGAAATTGAAGACAGCGTTAAGTACTATGAAAATAGGAAGTATCTTGGGTGGCTTATCTCTAGGCAAAATTGCAATCATAGGACTAATTGCAGCACTTGCTGTTTTACTCCTTAAAAACGAAAAGTTTCAAGAACTTTTAAAAAAACTGTTTGATGCATTAACAAGAATTATTACTCCAATTAGTGAACTAATAACAAGTCTATTATCAAAACTAATGCCAGTTATAGAAGCAATTATGGGCGTCTTAGAAGTAGTGATTGATGCTATTGTTTCCCTGGTTGAAAGTATTTTAGATCCATTAATTGAAATCATTGATGTTGTTGTAAAAATATTAGAAGTATTGATAGATGTCATCCTAGATTTAGTGGATGAAATCATACCACCACTAATTGAAATCATAAAACTTGTATCAGATATTTTTATATCCTTAATGCCAATAATCAAAATGATTGTAAATTTAATTGGCGATGTTTTATCTAAAGTATTAAAAGCATTAGTGAAATTAATTGAGCCAATAAAGGCGATTTTAGAAGTTGTAATTGGTGTCATAGGTGTTGTCATTGATATTGTTTTAAAACTGATTGAAGCGGTAATTAAGCCCCTAAATAAAGTATTAGAAATAGTCGCAAAACTATTTCAAGTAGTAGCAGATATAGTCCTTGTTTTAGCAGATGTATTACTTGCAGTATTAATGCCAGTTTTAGAAATAGTACTAGCAATTCTTTCACCAATCATTGATTTTATTATGGTTATTATTACAGCAGTATCAGGTTTGATGGAACTTTTGATGCCACTAATTGAAATGCTACTTGCACCACTTATAGACCAATTAGATTTTATTAAAGAGTTATTAGAAATATTTGCACCACTACTTAGTATTGTTGGAGAAGTTATTGGAGCAATCCTAGCTCCTGCTTTAGAATTATTAATGACATTACTTGAACCAATTATGTGGGTGTTAGACAAAATTATTAATGCAGTGAAATGGATAATGGAAAACATAGGAAAAGTATTTGAAAAGGTTGGCAAGGTATTTGGTAAAGTTGGTAATTTCTTTGGTGATTTATTTACAGGTAAGTTATTTCAAAATAACTCTAATTCATCAAACACAAATTATACAACCAATAACGTAACAGTAAATACAACATCATCAACTATCGATATCAACGCTTTAAACAAAGCACTAGGAGGATCGTATATATGAGAAAGTTCTTTCTAGAAAACAAATATGGTGAGAAATTTCATTTTAATTATTTTAATAAAGCAATCCTTACTGATACTTCAGGACTTGGCTTTATTAACACATTTTCGTATTTAAAGTATGAAAACTATTATGAAACAATAAGTGATTCTTTTGAGATGAGTGAGATAAATGGCATCATCACTTTTCTAAATGGTTATAAGGGGTATAGCGACTTCTTAAAATATTTAACAAATGGTAAAGAAGACTTAAAACTTTACTATGAATCTCATGATTTATTTTATGCTCATGTTGATATTGTAAGTTTGTCTAAGTCAGAGATTAAAGTTGGTGGATTACAAAGCGAGATTATCTTTAGAAAGAAATCATACTGGATCAAAAAACGAAGTTTTGAAATAACTACAAACCCAACTGGTAGTGGGAAAATTTATCCTTACACCTATAGTTATAGTTATGCCGATTCATCATTTGGTTTTGTTGATATAAATATTGGTGGTCATTTAAGAGCTGAAGTGCTAGTAGAAATTAACGGATCAGTAAATAACCCAACATTAAAAGTTTCAAGAGGTGCTATTACAGTTAGTGAATTAAGACTAATAATTACAAAAGAAAATGTCCAAATAAAAGTCTCAAGTTTATTAAACGAAAAGTATATTAGTGAAATTGTAAACGGTGAATATTTAGATATTTACCATCTTCAAGACTTTAGTAAAGATAATTTTTTAAAGTTAGAAACTGGTAATTTAACGTTTGAATTCATTCCAGGAACCAGTGGTATTTCAAGTTGTAAGCTCTACATTCAAGAGTATTATTTGGGGTAGCATATGGAACTAATTATATTTGATAAGAAGACGTTTGAAATTATTGATCATATACCCTTTACAGATACTTTTGAAATTAAACTAGATTTAGTAATCTCACAAAAATCAACCTTTAAATTATCGACTATCAATATAAACGCTAAGCCAAAAGATATTGTATTTGTAAAAGCCAAAGATTTTAATTATTTAGGCATTATAGAATCTATTGAAAATGAAGATGGCGGAATTGTTCTTGGCACACTTGAATTTAAAGAAATCTTAAATAGAGAAATTAAACCCATCTCTTATAACGGAGAAATTGCATCTTATCTTGAAAACATTATTAAAGATACATTTATTCAAAATGAAGATGCACTTGAAAATATTATCTATATAAGTGTCAGTAAAGA